ATGCTTCAGCATCCCCAGAGGAGCGTGGTGAAAGTGTTGCGGGGCAGCATGCAGACTACCAACTTATTGCGGTAGATGAAGCAAGTAAGGTAGATACTAGGACAATACAGGCATTAGTAGATACAAATAGTGACCCTATGAACTTTCTAGCCTTAATATCTAACCCAACAAGGTTAAGTGGCTTCTTTTACGACATTTGGGGTCCTGCTAAGGATTATTGGCTTCCTGTAACTTGGAATGCTGAGGAAAGCCCTAGGGTAAGTGCGACTAAGACAAAAGCCTTAGAGCAACAGTTCGGAAGAGACTCAAATGAGTACCGTATTGGTGTATTGGGTTTATTCCCTGTAACTAATGAGTGGCAGTTTATTAGTTGGGATGATTGTGAGAGAGCCTTCGAGGTTATTCGTTTTGAGCCTAAACCTGAAAATTTAATTATTATGGGTATAGACCCTAGTGGCGGCGGTGGCGGAGACTCTTACGCTTATGTACTTATGCAGGGGGGTAAATGTCTGACTGCTGGTAAGTTTATGGGGAATACCAAGGAGTGCACAGCGAAGTGCCTTCTAGTGGCTAGAGACTATTCAGTTGATAAAATAGCTATAGACGCTAATGGGATAGGTAAGGGACCATACGATGATTTTATGCAGTACGCTAAATACCACCATTTCGAGGTACACGGGGTAATCTCCCATAGAAGGAGCCTTAATCGTAGGCAGTACGCCTTAGTAAGGGATGAAATATGGTTAAAGATGCGGGAAGCTCTGAAGGCGAGCACCTTAGATTTATCTTGGTTCGACGAGGTCCGCAACCACCCACTTAGGGATGAATTAAGACGGGCCTTTACAAGGATTCAGTTAAAGAGCGATGTAGAGAATAGATTGAAGTTAGAGTCTAAAAGGGAATACATTAGTAATGGGGAACAGTCCCCTGATTTGGCTGACGCTCTAGCACTAACATTCTATCTAAACGCTAAACTTTATGAGCCTTATAATAATAATTTAGTACGACAGGAAAAATTGTATCGAGAAGAGCATACCGTAGTACACGGTCCTAATGCATGGACAGGTTTCTAGGAGAATTAAGTGTCAAAAACACCTTTATTTTTTAATACAAGTAAGCAAGAGGGGCATACCCATGTGCTTTATATGAGTCCAGACCAGACAGGTATAACCTCTAGGGATGGGAATCATTATCACGTAGGTTCCGTCCAGACTGATGAGGATGGTGGGATTGTATTAGATAAGGGGGGTAAACCCGTCATACTCCTAGGTATGGCGGTTGATGTTGAAGGTAATGAACTAGATCAACATACTCACGAAGTTAGGGGTGTAGTTAAAGTAATTAAAGAATCTCCTGAGACCTCTAAAGTTAAGGCCGAAACGGTTATAAGCCACTGGGAGGCTAATAGGGCCTACAATGAACGCTTCAGAAAGAAAGCTAGGTCCTCCGAAGATATGGTAGTCCCCGATAAACAGTGGGAGGAGGGTGTAAAGCAGACACTTAATTCTGAGAGAAAGGCGGCACTTAGTGTACCTTTTATTACAACTAATGTAATGACTCTTGTAGGGGTTTATATGAGCCAAGCTACTGACCTATCTGTAGATCCTGTGGAAGCCTCGGACAATGAGATTATAGGCCCTGTAAACGCACTATTTAAGCATGTACTAGCCAGAAATAAAACAATCTTTCACGAAAGGAAGGCCTTTGAAGACCAAGTAATTACAGGTATCGGTACATTACAGGCAAGGATAGACCATATTGACAACCCTTCTGGGGATATTAAAATAGAGCGGATCCCCTGGACTGATGTTGATTATGGTCCGCACCAGTTAGAAGACCAGAGCGATATGACCTCCTTGACTATTTCTAAGTTTATCGCCGTAAACCAGCTTAAAGCGATGTACCCAGATAAGGCGCAGGACTTTAATTTAATGGCTTCCGAATATAAGAGGGATATGTCAGAGAGCTCTTCGACTATACTCCAGGAACCTGTAATAACGGAGAAGGCCAGCAATAACACAAATATTTTTAAGGTAGATGGGGATGTTGAAAAAGTTATGGTCGTCGAACTACATAAAATTAAACGTGTAAAGACACCTGTACTAACAGACCCAGAAGGTGTTAGACATAATTTATCTCTGTACTCAGATAATATAGTAAACAAAATAGCTACTATACCTGTAATGCGTGTACAGAAGGTTATACAAAAAGCTATACACATAACAACAGCGGCAGGTAGTGTACTACTCTCCGAGAGTGTGTCTAAACACTCTGAATTTACTGTTGTAGCCTCTTATGGTATTAAGAGGGATCAAGATATTGTCTCTTTTGTTGATATGCAAGCGGACCAACAGAAAGCAATTAATAGACACACCTCACAGCTTGAACATTACGGGAATACTATGCTGGGGTCACATTTTCAAATTGCGGAGGATGCCTTAACTAACCTTGAAGAAGCTGAGAGGATATTAGCTAGTAATGGGGGTATAATTACGTATAATGCAGATAAGGCTCCAGACGGTGTGCAGCGTATCGACCCACCACAACCACCCGCCGCTCTATTTAGTATGATAGAACAGAACCAGCAGAAAATGTTCCAAATTGCTAATCTACAAGGGTTCCAACAAGAGGAAGGAGGGGCTACGGGGGTACTAGGTAGTTTACAGAAGAGGCAAGCTTTATTAGGCCATGAATATCTTTTTGCAAATATGCGGCTGGCTATGGAACGACTAGGTAGGGTAATTCTTGAAATGATGGATGAGGTCTATTTCAAGAATCCTCAAAGAGCGGCCCGAATACTTTTAAATAGTTCAGTCGTAAATGTGGACTCAACATTTGATCCGACAGCTTACACAGAGGAGCAATTAATTGAATTACTGCAACGTGTAGATATTACTGAATTTGATCTAGTAGTTTCAGAGAGTCCCCACAGTAAGACGCAGCGAGAGATTGATCTGATGCTCACACTTGAATTTTTACAACGTGGTGTAATTGACCCAGGAACAGCCTCAGCCCTTCTTATGAATCTATCGGGTTTATCTTCCTTCACTAAACTACAGGCAGATATAGAAAACTCAGATAAAGAGACAAAAGAATCTAAAGCATCCACAGATGATAAACAGTTAGTGGCTTCGTTCGGTGATGACGCTACTAAATTAGAGCTAATGCAGCAATATAATATGATTCCTGAGAATGAACCAGAACAAGTGGGAGAAGGAGGAGCGGAAGAAGAAGTTATCCAACAAGTGTAAGTATAAACGTAAGTTAGTTATTACCCCTAATATCTAATAGGGTGTTCGAGGTAATAACTAACGGGACCACAATCCCCGAAGTTAGAGAGTTTAACCGTGACTAGCGACTCTATAAAAAAAGATAGGCAAATTAAAGTGAGGTAATAAGTGAGTGATAACCTAAATAACGATCACGATGTGGTACAGGAGGGAGCGACTCCTGAAGTAGAACAAGCAGCGGTAGCGACAGAAGCAGATACGGTTGACTATAGGGTTAAATTTGAGGAAGCGCAAGAAGTGGCTAAAACAGCCCAAGAAGCCGCAGACAAGAAGGAAGAACTATTAGTCCGATCACAGAAGAAGCTACGTGAGAAAGATAAACTGATCCGAAACAACTTAACACGTGAAGCGGACATACGTAATCAACTTACACAATTTCAAGAAGGTGAACTAGCTCAGGGTGATCTGAATCTAGAAGCTGGTGCAGACTTTGAAGAAACCTACCGAGAGCACTTCGGATTTGACGGAGCACCTCCCGAAGATTTTCTAGAGGTTGCAGAACTTCTTGGGGATACTCCTGCGGCTATAGCGCAGTATAGGAGAGATTGGCGGAAAGTGAACCCAGCAGATCTATTACATATTCAAGAAGAAGTGGAAAGGAGAAGACAATTGAACGTAGAACAAACTAAGGATCAGGAAATAGCAGAATTGAGGGAAAAACTAGCAGCTAAGGCGACACCTGTCGTTGCAGCAGTGCCTGTAATTCCCTCGGAACCATTATCAACAGTTGTAGGTTCTTCGGATACTTCTGTAAGTAAGACTTGGGTGAAAGCAGCAGAGCAAGATTTAGGTCAGCTCTCTGACACAGACTTCAAGAATTACTATAAGGATATGTTAAGTACCGCGCAAGAATAATAATAGTAATAGAAATAAGGAGCAATAAATGGCAAGTTTAAGAGTAGCATCAGGAGATGCTCTACAACGTATTAAGTTTCATTCAGAGAATATGTATAGGGAGGTGCGAAACTCTCTAACATTTAACTCCCTCACCGCTGGTAAGGATACCTCATCCTTCATTAAGATGAATCAACCACCACTCAATACAGGGTTTATCCAGTCATTCTCACATGGTAAGGGTACAGGTATTAAAGATAGGTTCGCTATGTCTCTTAAATTGGAGAACGCACCTGTTAAAAATGGCTCACGTGACCTATTAACAGGTCAGGAAGAGGCACTAACTATAAACACCTTCGATCATGAACTAGATATGTACGAGCAAGAGGTGGCGGCTGGGACAATTCTGTCAGATCTCCGTTCATTTGTCGACCTACACGCTGAGTCCCGACGAGCTTTGACTGACCATATCACAGATCAGATCGACACATTGTATTTTGACGCTTTGTACACAGACAGTGCCCCGACGGACTTCGTCTTCCAGGCGTTCTCAACAGATGACGTAACTACAGCAACTTCTGAGCCCGCTGCGGGAGCAGTTACAGCCGATGCAACGCTTACACCTCAGTATTTAGCTAGGATTTCACAGATAGCACGTACAGGCGACTCTGATAGTGGTGTCACGAATATGCATAGAATGGAGAAGGTAGCTATCGCAGGTGTTGGGAAGGTATTTGTACTCCTAGTTCCACCTACCGTAGCTACTGAGTTGCGTATTAATGCTGACTACGCAGACTACCGTAAACGGGTCGAGGTTCTTAGAGGTACACCTATTTTTGACCTTGCAGTAGCTCAAGTTGAGGACATTCTTATTATCGAGAGTGAGAAAGTAGCTAAGGATACTACAAATAGTATCGCACGTTGCACCTTACTAGGTAAGAGCGGCTTAGTTGTTTCACTAGCTAGACCCGAAGGTATGGGGGTGGTTATTAAAGAAGTTACTAAGAATGCTGGACGTGAGGATTACTTAATTGGCCGCTGGTTTGTTAAGGTATCTAAACCAAAGTTTAATAACTCTGAGGGTACTTTGAAAGATTATGGGTCTTTGTCAGTATTGGTGAGATACGGAAAGTAAACCTAATAAATAACTAAATAAGAAGGAGAAATAAATGGCAACACGTACAGAGTTTACAGACGCACAAAGTGCCGTAACAGGCCTACAAGCGGATGGGGTTATAAAGGAGCGTATTGATTTTAGTAAATATGGGGGTATGGCCTCAGGGGACGTAGTCCAACTAATTAATATTCCTGCGGGGATGTTAGTTAAGGATGTCTCGTTACTGCTTGTCACGCTAGAGGGTGCCACGTGTACGGGAACAGTGGGGGACGCTGTAGATCCTAATGGTTACATTACTTCGGCAGATTTGGATGCCACAGTCGGAGATATTCTCGCTACTGATGGGACCCACACAGGTATGACGGCTTATGTAATAACTTCACCACATATGGGTGGTGTTAGATACACGGCTGCAGATACAATCGATATTACTTTGTCTAATGCCGCTTCTACAGCAGTATTTGACATCATTATCGAGTATACACATATTAGAGACACATCTGAATAGAGCGTCTTAACCGTGTGGTATTCCTTTTACCCCCTCCTAGGAATTAAAAATATAAGGAGGGGGACACTAACTAGTAGGAGAACGTATACGGATGGCATTCACACAGACAAGAAATCAGATACTACTTAAAGCCTATAAGCGGGTCGGAATCGGCGAACCTACAGGGGCCCAATACCAAGAGGCTGGGGAACTACTCAATATTGAGGTGAATGCCGTCCAAACAGAGGCTAAGCATGCCTTTTTATGGAAGACTAATGAGCGTATATGGGCTATACCCCCCTCTGATACATGTAAAAAATCGGGGCGGTTCTTCCGATGTATTCAAACACATACCTCAACTTTAGATACTCACCCAATAGACGGAGGGTTTAAAGACCTATATTGGTTTGAGATACCTGAGGCACCTCCAGTAACATGGGTAGAAGATAAGGTATACGCAGCGAATAATGACTTCACCTTAACTAACGACGTAGTAGACTTAGATAGTGTTATTATACGTACCTCCTCAGGGAGGCAATACCCCCTTGAGTTACTCTCTCCACGGGCCTTTAGTTTATTAGATAAGACGTACCGTGAAGCTAGGCCGACGAAAGCCTATTTCACTAAGAACGGAGACATAACAACAGGGAATACAACCCCTATACTACGCTTTGATACTCATTTTAGTGATTTAACGGAGTTTATAGTAACACGTGAAATTTTAAATATAACAGAAGCTGAGGATAACGCAACGCCTCTAGATGCTATAAAACGGGCCTATAAATTCTTATTGGCTGCTGTAGCTTTTCAGCTGTCTTTTGAACATGACCCAGATATGACAAGTGTTTTGGAGAAGCAGTATGAGAAAGAGAAGAAGATATTGATACATGTTTATAGGGAGACGGGAGATACTAACTTCATAACACCCTATTTTCCTGGTTATATAGGTAGGAGAGGATAGGCTATGGCAAAAGCAAACTTATTTAAAGACGCATTTTTAGGTCTAACAGAAAAGGATACCACAGTTCGACTAGCTTCGGGAACTATTAATTTCTACAAGGTAGGTGGAACTATACCTAAGGATGCTTACACGAATGCGGATAAAGGTGCAACTGTCGCTAACCCCCTAACTTTAGATGCTAATGGAGCAGCCGAAGTATACCTAGATGGTAGATATAGGGTACTTATTAAGAACTCTGCTGGAGGTACTGAGTATGACATGCCCGAAAATGCTTGGCAAGTGGATACCTTCCCGACGCTCTCGATAACTAGTCAATTGCAGATCCCTGACGGCAGTGTAACTACTCCAGGTATAGCAGGGACTACGGACACTAATAGTGGACTGTACAAAATAGCTGCTGATAATTGGGGTATGGCTATGGGAGGGGCTAAGATATCTGAATGGTCTTCGGCTGGGCTTATAGCCGCTAATATAGCGGCAGATACTTTGACAGCCGATACTTTGACAGCCGATACTTTGACAGCAGCTACTTTGGTAGCAGATACTTTGACAGCAGATATTTTGACAGCAGATATTTTGACCGTAGATAATTTAGTGTTAGATGGTAATACTATTTCAACAAGTACAGGGAATATAACCCTTGGTAATCTTGTAGAAGATAAGACTAATACAGGTATTGTAGCGGGTACAACACAAACACAGGTAGGGGCAACAGAACTAACCGCCACATTTAATGAGGTGGCTACGGTGTCTACAGATAATGACGGTGTACGACTGCCTGTAGGTGTAAAAGGGCTCACTGTAGAGGTGTATAATAACGGAGCAGAGTTATTGAGGGTATGGCCTAGTACTGGGGGGGATTTAGGTAGAGGTATAGATACAGCCTTAATTATAGCTACTGGAACTACTATAACCTTTAAAGCGTATAGCGCAGTGTTGTGGGCGGTGATTAATAAGTATACTAATAGCCCTAGCAGTGTTAGAGCTTTAGTAGATGCGGGGCATGGTTCAATCTATACAAAGATACGAGAACTTTCGTACGGGTATGTCACAGGGAATGCCATAATTCCAGTGGGTACTTGGACCACTGACGGTACTGGGTATACTATAAATGAGGAAGGTACGTACTGTATTGATTATATCGATGGACATACCTCGGCTAGTGCTGAGATAGGTATTAGTCTTAATAGTACCCAATTGACTACACCTATCAAAGATATCTCTATTGCAGACCAGATAGCTGTCACTGCAGCACCTACAGCGGGTTGGGCAGCTCTTTCGCAGACTATGCATCTATCTGAAGGAGATATAGTGCGGCCACACACAGATGGTACACCAAATCTTCCTGAGGTACTTTTTAGAATAACTAAAGTAGGATGACAAGAAGCGGTGCAATGGGTAGAGTCCCTATCCCAATTAATAGTAAGTCCTACTTGGACGCGCCCGCCGCAACTAATGCGGATTCTGCAGGTATCTTCTTAAACGGATTTATTAACAGCACCGAGAAGAAAGAAAATAGGCCAGGATTAATACTATGGAAAGACCTAGGTACTTCTTCAACAGTTAATGGATTATTTTGGAGTGAGACCCTAGGAACATTAATAGCTAATAGTGCAGGTAGTACTTATAAAGTATCTTCCGACCTAACACAGACAGACCTAACCACCAGCCTTATAGGGGCAGATAACCCTATTATCCATACTGAAGATAACCTTAGAGTCATTCAAGCGGATGGTATAGGTAAGCTCACGTATACTGACGGTACTGCAGCAAGTACCACAGAGATTTCAAACGGGATAGCCCCGACATCGGCCTCCCACGTGGTCTTCTTTAATCAAGCCTTATTTACTTTTGACACTAGTTCGGACTTGTTAAACAGGCGGATTATATGGTCTGATATAGGTGATTCTCTTACATGGTCGGATACTAACTTCTTAACAGCTGAGGCACATCCAGATAAAATAACAGCTCTACATACTGTATCCGATGTCTTATTAGCCTTTGGAACACAGACACTAGAATTTTATAGAGCTGTAGGGGGTTCCTTTACACCTATACAACGATTTAAGGCATTAAAAATAGGGACTATCTCCCCTTATAGTATAGGACAATTTGGAGATGTGTTATTCTTCGTAGACCATAATAAGCACGTAAGAAGTATAGATGGTACAGGAAATGCTACCTTTATTTCGGTACCTTGGGTAGATAGGGAGATACAGGGTTTATCAGAGACAAGTAACGCACAGGGTTATGTCACTAAGACAGATAAGGGTGTTTACTATGTCCTCAGATTCCCTGGGCCTAATAAATCTTGGGCCTATCATATTGAATCAGAGTCTTGGAGCGAGTGGACGACCTATGATGAATCTTCTGCAACTAATAATATTTTTGTAGGTCAGAACACAACGCAAGCTACGGACAGCGACTATAATAGGACATATTTAGGGTCAGGGGAAGATAGTAAAATTTACATTATATGTAAAGATCACAAGGATGATGACGGTTCCCCTATAGATAAGGACTGGCAGACAGGTGTGCTAGACTTCGGGATTAGTGCGTCTAAGCGAGCCTTTAAAATACATTTACGGATACATAGAGGGGAGGGGGTTACTGATGTGACTCACGAACCTACTTTAAGTGTAGAGTATCGCCTGAATGGTACTAAACAATGGCAGCCTATTGCAGATGTATCTCTAGGTTTGTTAGGGTATAGGGAGATACATAAAACCCTCGCCTTCACTTCCAAATTCCAGTCCGCCGAGTTTAGATTTAGAACCTTGGAATCCTTGGATTTCTCAATTGGCTGGGCAGAGCTCGAAGTTAGGGAACTAAAGAGATGAGCAGATACAACTCCAATAACGATAGATTAAATGATACCTTCTTTTCGGACATTAGTACCCACTTGGATAGGGAGGATGAACTCACATCAATAGCTGTTACGGGGGAGTATACTGTAGGTATTGATGACTACTTCCTAGAGGTGGACACTTCCAGCGTAGCCAGCACTATATACCTCTTAGACCCAACTAAAGTTAAGAAAGGTAAGGTACTATGGATCTCTGATAATGTAGGTAATTCTGCCACGAATAATATCATAATTAGCTCAGCAGGTGTTACACTCCTAACAATATCTACAAACTATAGTACTGCGTTACTAAGGAATAACGGGACTGCGTACGTGAGGCTTATTTAGTATGTTAAGAGAATTTAAAGAAACAGATATACCAGGTTTTCTAGATATTGTAGATAATAATAAGGAGACTTTAGAAGGTTTAGATGAAGCTTTCCCGTATAATAAGGAGTATACTAGAGGAGCTCTCAAGCTTATGTTAGATAATGAATCCGTCCTACGTACAGCCTA